AGCCTTTGTAGAAAGATTTATCTACATTGACCTTCAACCGGAGAAGTGTGAGAAGTCTCGTCAGTGATGCATACCCGTGTGTAGGGATAATAATATCATCCCCAAACACTCGGAGCTTGTTACGTAACCGTCCAAGCCCACCATCAAAACCTCCACTCGTTAAGTAGAGATCAGATGGCTTCTTCAGAACTACTCCACTTGAAGTGAGAGCAGCGATAAAGAATACTAGGGTTTGTATCGGAAACGTAACCGCGGTTCCTTGCGAGGCGAACTTCTTCGGGATGAGGTATTTAACCTCAGTGCCGGGCTTACGACCTGAATTATTCGTAAAGCCAGTTCTGGTTGAAGATAACGAATCAACAACCCACCTCGTCCTGGATGCGTGTAGGGCATGCAATAACGTAGGATTCCTACGAAATACACGCTCTATTACATAACAGGAAAGCCGATCGCTTGCCGAAGAGAGATCAACGGTAGCGCATTCGCGCGTCAAGGATGAACGCAGGGCCAGAGTCCCGGAAGCATTCTGAGATGTAAAGTCGATAAAATTTCGACCAAACAAACCAGATATTCTAGCTTCTAGGAATCGCCGAATCAACTGTTGGCACCATTGGTGCTCAGTCGGTTCGGCAGCGATCAACCTAGGGCTCTTAGCTGTTTTAGGAACGGCAATGAGCTTACTAGGAAACTCGTGGCTTGAGGGGCATTCTCGGGAATCTGTGATAATTTTACCACAGTGGCTCCAGGGAAACACCGCGTTCAATTTAGCAGGCCAATGGACGAAGTTGTACTTATGTACTTGTCCACTACGCTCTGCAACCGCACCAGGTCCATGTCTGAACCCTATCCCTTGTCCACTTTCGTGGAGCGAATTTGAAAACCAAATTGGATCAAATTCGCCAAGAGATTGGGCAACGATGTCAGCGTTCTGCTGGAATCGTTGTAAGAGGCTCCAGTCGTTGGTTGTTGTCTCGGAGTCGAAGGGCAAGTTGTCCCTCGAAACAGATTCACCAAACCAGCAATGACTACGCAAAAGATCACCGCAATGGAGATCAAAAGCAAGGTCATCTGGATCCAAGACATCACAGTTCCATCGTAATGATGGTTCTGGGAGTTCTTTCTCGACATTGTAATACTCCCCCAACGATTTTTCAAATCGCTGAGTAGAGCAACCAACCTCAATACGTTTCCCTAAGCAGCATAGCTGCCTAAGGAACATAATGGAGTTGACGTCGGGATCTACACGCAGACATGCGTCATGAGTGAACACTCTCAACCAAAGTCCCCGGAAAAGTCTGGGCACTTTGATCTTCTTGGACACCGTTTTTGAAACGGGTCCATTAAGAACTAGGAGACCGTGCTCGAGTGCATTTGTTAATGCAGCATCGAGCGACGGAAGGTCAAGGGTAAAGAACCCAAGACCACGTGTTCGCACAAGATGGGAGAGTCGCTCTTTATCTTTAGCAACCCCCCCGTACGCGGGGTATGCCTGCTGCACATCTTTAAGTAGTGCAACAGCGATGTGAAGAAATGTATCCGCTAAGCTTTTCATAACCAGAATCCTTTCGGTTCGAGGTTAATCTTAGCCGCATCTACACTGCTTTGAAAGTATCGCTACTTTCAAGGGAGTCTTACGACTCCCAGTTGAGCAGCTTCAGGAAGTTAGCTTCCGTTTGGAAAGCTGACACACCTGCCGCGAACTTACTGACATCCACTGCGGAGTCAGAAAAGTCATTCTCAAGTATAGAATAATACTTGCGAATTGTGCTCAAAGTAGCAGGGGCTACAGGGTAAATCGTATGAACGAGTTCGATATTGTGACGGTCTACTTTGACCCCACGCGTCTTGTCGTTATACGAAGAATTCCGTAGCTTGAGACGAAAGTCCTCCGTTGCAGTCTTGAGGTAGTACTCACTTGCATAACCATCTTGGTTAATGAAGTTGAGTACCTTCGCGATAGCATTGATGGTAATCGCCACAGTAGGTGCGAAAGACATATTTCTTCTCCTTGGCTTTCGGTTATGACCTCGGCGTTCGCCGGGTCACCCCGATTGAGCCAAGAATCGACAACTGCCGTAATGAAAGAAACGGCAGGTGGGCAGCAAGTGTCGGCGTAACAATATGTCTTGCTTTCCGTTCCACCCAAAACTTGTGATCCGTATACATTGGATCATTAAGGGGGACGTGAGAGGCTTCTAACGCAACATGTCTCATTATTTGAATGGGACCATGTTGTGCGGGAACGATGTTCCGATGTGCAGCGAGAAAATCGCCAACATTAGTACACCAATCCACTAGCCAAGACCAAGGTATAGCGTTCCAAGCCGTTGATAAATCAACGGTTAGACCTAACACCGCTCGTCTTGCAAGACTTCGCATTTCATCGTTTGTCCTGGGAGGTAGTGTTGTGGGAAACCACCGCACAAACCCCTTCAGTTCAACCGCGAAAGCAACGTCATAGATGACAGACACACCGTGTCCGTCACTTTGAAGAAACTTTCGTTCAGTGTAGCGTTGTGCTCCACTGAAAATAGTGCGTTTACGCCTCAAACCACTATCGAACATATTCCTCAACTCAGCCTCACGTTTTGAGACTTGATCGTGGAAATCGAAAAGGTTCGATAGATCGTTCAAAAGAGGCCTCCAACCAAATTGATAACTCAAATTGGCATGGGCTGCTTTCTGAAGGAAGGAATTTCCTTCATTCCGAAGCATTGAAGGGATATCCTTCAACTCATACACAGCAAGGGGTAGGTCTACTACAGGCCTACTCGGCGAAGTATCAGCCAAAAGCTGAGTCGCCGCTGCGCCGAACGATGGTTCAAGATCATGGACGTCCCAAAAGTCGAAGAAGTTACTGGCTGGGTTTTGTATGGCATCGCAACGATAGTTGCGAAATTCCGTTCCAAAACTGCCATTACCTTCTAAGATGCCTCCAGTTTGCCGTACTTTTCGTATTTGCAAACTTTGGCCGTTACCTTGACCTGTAATATCCGAAATGGAATCGTGACCGCTGTAGTTGGCGGTGTTGATAACATTACCTGACAAATGGTAGGTTAAAGAACCTGGTCCAATGTCTTGGATATAACGGGCGCGGGTACGTGCTGGCATAATAGGGTTTGTCCTTGATTTAACACAGGTTGTGGAGGTACAAG